AAGCCATTGAAAAAACGGCTCATACACTCGTCCGTTACCAATAAGCGTTAAATCGGTTCATCTATTTTCTTTCGTGTTATGCTCTCGTAAATCTGAGTTAGTTCTTCTACGCTACCAATCCATCTAAATGCAACAGCAACGTATTTGCCTTGTCTCATTTCAGCATATCCAATATAAAAACTGTCTTGCCAATCTGTGTTAATAGGTGTATTATAGAACAGGCAAATACTATTCTTCACCCAATAGTTCATATTTTCAAATAACTCAAATTCACTCTGTCCTATATCCTTAAAGTTAAGTTCTTGTAAAACGCCAGTAGTTATCAATGTATATAATTCATTGTTGTGGATTCTGCGTTTTTGTATTCTTTTTGCTTTCTTCATCTTTGTTTTATTTTGTTAGTGTCGTGCTATTAAGCAACAACGAAATCATATACAAATCGTTAGCGGTAATACTGCGACATTGCTTCGTAGAAAGTTTTTGCCATATTTTCAAACTCTGCTAAATCAATTTCTTTGCTAACACACATATCAATTCTGTCTTCACCTAAAATCATGCATTCGTACATAATTGCTATTCTATTTGCGTATGGGTCACGGTCTGCGTACTTTCTAAAATCATAAAATAATATACCTATCTGATAAATTTTATTTTCACCATTTTTAAAAGTTTTCCAATAACAGAAATCTTCGTTTTTATGATTTTGAACGTATCTTCTGTATCCTAATTCTTTAAGTTTGGTTTCCGTTTCAGATAACCATTCATCCCAAGAAGTACTTCCGCTAACACTCGCTATAAGTAATGCCTTATCGTTATTTTTTGTATCCTGTTCTTTGCTCATTTTTTAAGTATTTTAAGTTAGTGTAGTAATCTCTTAAAGGTCGGCTACTTGCCATACACAAACCGTTATGCCCCATAGTGAGCAACAACCTTTTTATATATTTCCTTGATAGTATTCCAACTAACAGGCACTTTTTCTGTGTATTCTACCAATTCCACCACCTTACTATATTAATCCTTTAGCATTCTACTTCCAGCACCGAGAAATTGTATCTAACTTAGCCCATCTCATCGCTGTGTGGGTACTAAAGGTTATTAATGTTATACTATCTACTTCTTTGATCCATGTACCATTTACAAAATTCTTTTTCAGTTAGTTTATTAGCTTCCATCCAAAGATTTCTATCATAAGGTATCTTTGATTCCATATTATCCAAACGATAATTGGCATATTTTATCAACAAATCATTGATTGATAAATTTTCATTAGCTTGTATAAATTCAAATACACTCATGAAGTTTGATACCTACCATGTCCAAACTTTATCAATGATGAGATTATACCAAATGGCACACAAGATTATTGTACCAATTGTTAGCAATACTAGTAATTCTGCATTTTCTTGAATAAATTTTTTCATATTTACTTAGTTTTAATTAAATTAATTAATTGTAGTCAGGAAAAGTTGTAAATCTAATCCTGACTAAATTTATTTATTCTCCATTTCTATGAGCGTATTTCACACCTTCAAGAGTGATTGATAAATCTCCATTTCCATATCTACCAGGATTGAAGAATTCATCAACTTTTGAATCAATTCCAGATAATGCTGATGTTAATTTATCACTCATTCTTCTCTTTAATCTTTTAATAGCTTTGATCTCAAGTTCTTCCATAGGAAGGATTTCATCACCAAATCTAGCAATCATGTGTTTTACATAATTGTAAGAATCAATTTTAATGTAACCTACAACCAATGGATCAGGAGAAGCATCATCGTACCAGATGCAGATTTTGTCAAAGTATTGTTCTTTCTCTGCAAGAGCAATCTCTTTCAACGCCTCTCTTGGGATTGTTGATTTATCGTACTTTTTATAATCAACCACTTCTGGACAAAGAATAGCAAAGATTCTTTCAAATTTTTTGTTCATGTGGATGTAAGGAGAAGGATTCTTTTCCGATTCTCCTTCTGACTTTGGTTCGATCAATTTCAATTGACCTGTCATACCAAGTTCTACAGCAAGCTGTTTCCACTCTTCTGTTACTTCTGGATTACCAACCATCTCGGCCAGTTCTGGTTCCAAATAAATTTCTACTGCCATAATTCTATTTTGTTTTTTATTTGTAAAATATAAATTTGATTCTTTACTTCTTCTATCTATTAAACCTTTTAATTCTTTTCCTTTAGATTTTGTCCATCTTAAAAATTCATTTCTAATCTTAACATCATCTGGATTGTTATTAATCATCTTTAAGAGTTTTGATTTTCTAAAATTTCCATATCCAACATTGTAAATAAAACTAATCAATGCAGATTCTTGATAAGTGTTTAATTCAATAGTAATCAATTGATTTAATCTTTCTTTTATTTCATTGGCGTGTATTTTATAAAGTTCATTTGCTTTTTTAATATTAATAGAGTCTCCGATTTTTACTGGATCTCCATTTTTGTAATGTGTGGAACCAATTCCGATTGTAGGGATTCCTGAAGGACATTCATAAGCAATTAATCTTATT